ATGCAGATACCGATCCCACTCCCACCCGCCATGCCCCTGTTCGACGGGCTCGCCTATCTGGAGGCGGGTAATGCCCAGGTAAATCTCCACCTGGCTCAGCTCAGTCTCAACCAGATGCCAGATGCGGGCCTCGTCTACGAGCTTGCCGTCGACTGGCTGCTCGAACAGCGTCACAGTGAAAACAACTACAAGACCTATCGCAGCGAGCTCACCACCTTCCTGCACTGGTGCTTCAGCGAGCTTGCCGTCAGTCCGAAGGATCTGACCCGCCGCATCATGATGCGCTATCTCGACTACTGTCAGGCGCCGCCCCAAGCCCTGATCGCCTATCGCAATGTGGCGCAGTTTGTCAGCGACAAGGAGTGGGGGGAGCGGTTGCCCAATCCTCAATGGCGCCCCTTTCTCGGTAAACGTGAACTGGGCCGCGAGTTGCCTTACCGCCTGAGCGAGCAGGCCATGAAGACCAAACTCGCCATCCTGTCGGCCTTCTTCCAGTTCCTCATCCAGGAGGAGTACATGGAGAGAAATCCGGCCCTGCTGCTGCAGCGGGTCAAGCGTCCCACATCCTGCGATGCTGGCGAGCAGGCTCAGGCATTCAGCGAGTTGCAATGGTCCTATGTGATGCAGGCCGTCGATAAATTGGCCCAAGAGCAGCCCGATCAACACGAACGGACCCGCTTTCTGATCTGCCTGATGTATGCCTGCTATCTGCGAATTTCTGAAGTCGCGGCCCGGCCCGGCTTCACCCCGGTCATGAGCCAGTTTCGACGGGATACCAAGACGGGGGTCTGGGGTTACTTTATTCCCCGCAGCAAGGGTGGAAAACGGCGCACCGTGGCCGTCTCCCAGGCACTGCTTGAGGCTCTGACTCGCTATCGGCGCTTCCTGGGCCTGAGCCCTCTGCCCACTCCCGACGAGCAGATACCGCTCTTTGTGCGCCACAAGGCCGCCGCCCATGGCCGCGAACAGGGCGAGCTCAATGCCAACCTCGGCATTCGCCAGCTGCGCGATCTGGTCGATGCACTCATAGGCGCGGCGGCCGACTTGGCCGAAAATGATGGGTTTGCCCAAGATAGCGCCGAAATGCGCGTACTGACCGCGCACTCCATTCGCCATACCGGCATCACCCATGACATCAATCTCAATGGACGGCCTCTCTCCCATGTGCAAGCCGACGCGGGCCACGACAGCATAGATACCACCTCCAAATATTTGCATACCGCCAACAGTGAGCGCCATGAGAGCGCGGTGAGCAAGCAGCTCGACCGCCTGCAAGGTGACAAGTAGGGATGCACACAGCCGTGAGAGATAACCATTTCAAGCAATGGATACTGCAGAGCATGATGCCATGAGTGCAGATGATGAGATGGGTAGGGCGAACAGAGATGTCCGGCTGAGCGGTATTCGGTTTAGACGAGCCGTGGCAGGGAAGAGTAGCCACCTCCATCCTTTACCCTGAAAAATAGGCTCAAGGGTTTCGATGACTGGGGAAGGGGTAGCGCCACAGCGCCTCACAGGTCTTAGCCCCCCAGGTAGTAATACGGGGGGAATTCAATCCTCACATGCTCAACTCAGCCACGGGGCAGGGGTGTTATCTCTAACTTGTTGAAAAAACTATCATCAGTGGCTTGTGTTTTGAGCAGTAGCCCCAAGCTCCGTAGGGAGCATATCGCTCATTTTAGGGGTATCTAATCCATGGCTATTTACAGAAACTACTACGTCAACAACACCGCTCAGCCAACCGGCGAACATGAAGTTCACCATGATGAGTGCGCTTATTTCTCCAGCATTAAAAGCAAGCAGCTCGTGGGAGCCTATTCCACATGTACTGAAGCGGTAGCCAAGGCTCGCCTGTTCTACACGAATGTAGACGGGTGTAAGTACTGCTCACCGGCCTGCCACAAGCGTTGATTCCGATAAATCCAGTTATCGGCGTTAAAGATCAAGGGGGCCTATAAGGCCCTTTTTTGTCATCTAGGGAAAATAATAAGTCTTTTAAATTCAGTTACTTATTCAGGTTGCAGATGTATAAGTAGAGAAGCTCATCAAGTGCTTGCTCTCTGATGTAGCAAACCCGTGCTCGATTAACCAATGTTCACTTACCCCAAGGATTCAGCCATGACCCGTTCCTATAACAGCCAATATGGTGACACGCTAGACGTTCCTTTTGGTGATACGTGCCAGAACTTCAGCATTCTTCCGAAATACCCGTCATTAGGTCTCTTTACATTGAAGATCATTGCTCCTGCAGAGCTTCAAGACACGCTGATTCGGTTTTTTAAGGAGGCAGAAAAGGACCGCTGCTGCGTGACAGCAACTCATGATCTTGATGGAACGAGCCTCGAACTCACTGTTATCGATCACCAGGTGAAAGCATGTGCTGAGGGCCGAAGATTCGAACTCATAGCTACAATGAAAGACCGTGATGACCGAAAATACAGCTCAGCTATTCAATCCAAACAACTTTGAACAACCATCTAGCCAACCTAGGAGCTTCCGGCCCCTTTGTTCTGCCCCTAACACTGACTGCGCATAATGCTCGGTTTTGTTAAATGCCCATCTGAAACCTGCCGATAAGCCAGCCCACGCAATTTTGCTGGTTTATCAGGTATTTAGTTGGATGGAACGAGAGTTGACCAAAAACTTCATTTTTCGCTGGTTTGAATGCGGTTTATCCGCGGAAGAGGTGGCAAATCTATGTTTCGTTTCTGTGAGGCAGGTCACATATTGGGATAAGGGTAAAGAGATCCCACCTGTCTATCGACGGCTAATGCGCATGGCATCTGGACGAGAACTGCCGACAATCTGCAAGGACTGGCAAGGCTGGCGGATGAAGAATGACTGTCTTGTCTGTATGGAGATGGTATTCACCTGACAGTTGCCCACAAAAGGGAGTGGTCATACGGCTTCAAACCGGATAACAAAACGGTACCCCTACCGTGTTATCTGGAGTCACCGTATGACCACCAACGAGAAAGTAGCACGCCGTAAACTCAGCCTGCTAGAGCTCGCCAAAGAGCTCAATAACGTCAGTAAAGCCTGCAAGCTCATCGGCTACAGCCGCCAGCAGTTCTACGAGATCCGCCGTAATTACCAGACCTATGGCGCCGAGGGGTTGCTCGATAAGTTACCCGGCTGCAAAGGGGCTCATCCCAACCGGGTCGCTCCCGAGATTGAACAAGCCATCCTCGACTACTCGCTAACGAACCCTACTTACGGCCCGCTTCGGGTCGCGCAGGAGCTCGCCCTGCAAGGCATCAATGTCAGTGCGGGCGGTGTGCGTGGCGTATGGCAGCGTCACGATTTGCTCTCCAAACATGACCGTTTGTTGCGTCTCGAGAAAACCCATCGGGAACAGACGATTGAGCTCAATGACGAGCAAATTCGCCTGCTCGAGCGTTTCAGCCCCGAGTTTCGCGAGCGTCAGATAGAGGTCCACTACACCGGGGAGTTGGTGGCGGTCGACACCTTCTTCGTCGGCGCGCTCAAGGGGGTTGGCAAGGTGTATCTGCAAACCGTGCTGGACTGCTACAGCCGCCACGCCTGGGGACGGCTCTACACCAGCAAGCTGCCGGTGACCTCGGTTCATGTGCTCAATGAAACGGTACTGCCGTTCTTCGAAGCCCATGAGGCACGGGTCTATACCATCCTGTCGGACAACGGGCGCGAGTTCTGCGGGCGCCCTGACCATCATCCCTACGAGCTGTTTCTGCAACTGGAGGGGATTGAACACCGGACCACCAAAGTACGCAGGCCGCAGAGCAACGGCTTTATCGAGCGGCTGCACCGGACACTGTTGGATGAACATTTCCGTATCAAGGGGAGGACGACCTGGTATGAGTCGGTGGGGCAGATGCAGACAGACCTGGATAGCTATCTGGAGCAGTACAACACCAAGCGGCCTCATCAGGGCCGAATGATGGAAGGGCAGACGCCCTACAGCATGTTCAAGAAGGGACTGAAATTGATACCGAAGGAAGTACGCGATAACGTAGCGTAAACAAGACACCGGTTTGAGGCCGGTGTCAGGTGAGAACTAGATCTGTACATCTTGTCGCACCTAATGGCGTGATGTTCGATAGAAGAAGGATCGAGGCGATGGCCATCATCCAGGCTGACCTATCTGAGAAGCAGAAGGAAGCCTTCTACTGGCGGAAGAAGCTAGGCATCAACTAGACAGGGGAGGGGGCTAAAGCCCCCTCATTTATAGGTCACTCAACAGACACAGCGGTAACTTGATGTCGTAGCAGGTACTGTTTCTCGTACTTAGTCAGCTCATCAGCATGCTTATAGACACCAGGTACAGGCGGCACACTGAAGAGACGCTGAGGCTGTTGATCTTGAAAATTGGCAGCTACAAGACCGATTACATTACCGTCATGAGTCAAGGCCCACGCGGCTAAACGATACATAACAAAGTCACCATTCTGCTGTGCAGTTTCATGTCTAAAATGCCAGCCATCTGCAGGCATGATCTGCTTGTAACCTTGCTCATTATTGTTACTCATCCCAATTCCCTCATCTCTGTCTTAGTGTGGTTGTAGTTGATCTGACAGATATTGGGGTTTCCATCCGAGAATCAACCCCTTAAGTGAGAACAGCGCAGGTAGTGGGCAGTACCTCCTTGGTCAGCAGAAAGTTTTGATAAATCCTAACCAGGTACACTGCAGAACAGCACAAACCACTAAAGATGTGATCCTGGGGGTCAGGAGGCTCTGTGCAAAGAATTCCCCCCGTATTACTACACGGGGGGCTAGGCGAACATCGAGCCAAGCACAAGGAAACGATATATGTCTAATTAAGGATCTCGTCTAAAGCACCACCAATGTTATTGTTTACTTTTAGCAACAAATCTGTCGCATTTGGTATTTTAACACCACACACTTGGCTTTCATCTACATGACCTCCCTCTTCATCGAAGCCATCAATGATTTCATTAACATCTTTGATGGTGTCGCAACCATCTTTTACATCAAGAGCTGTACTCATTACGATAAACCCAATACCGATATAAGGTGTAGATTCAGCCACCAATCCCCCTAGATCGACAGAAATATTTCTGGCTGTTCTAATAGCTATCCTTCTCGATATCTTTGTTATTTTCGCAGCCCGAATCTTAACGTTCTTGTTGTAAATATTTAACTTTTTATTTTTATCAAGAAGGATTTTGTTTTTTGCTTCTAACGATTTTAGATTGCTACTAGGGCTATTCGAAAGTAAGTCCTGAAACGGTAATTTCCCTAACAGTTCAGAAGACAGTGAATGATAAGTTGAATTAGTAATGAGAAGAATATTGCTTACGATGAGAGAGAGAAATGATATGGATATAAGGGATTTCTTTAACATAAAATAACTACCTTATCTACCTAGTGGCGCACACAGCATAATCGCAATTTCATTAATTATCGATCGTGATCAAGATCAAGCTCCCCTCTTCAAACGTTGTCCCGCTAGAAGCGCTTTACTCCCTCAGAACCGGAACGCCTCAAGAGCCGGTTTTGCAGGGAAGGGGGTATTGCAGCGGGGATGCTCAATGTCGTGAATCACCCCAGGGAGGCGGACACCTGGGGGCATAGGTCCTCGGGACGCAAGCGCCCTGCGGCAGGGCGTTTATCATGGTTCGCGCAGCTCACCATATGCTGATGGGCTGCGGCAGCTTATAGGCGTTCAAGCCCCCTGGAAGTCAGCGGCCATTCATGAGGCGAGCGGCAGCAGCGCGAGCGCGACGTTTTGCCCGGCAGCGGCATTGCCACTTTGTCTCCAGCTCGATGCCATAGCTCGCAAAGAGCCAGAGTAGGGGAGGCAGCGAAAACAGTGCCACCAGGGCAACACAGGCCCAACGAACCTCGGCTGAATAGCTGGGGTTGCTCGCAAGGGCTACCAGGATGGCAATATCGAGGCAAATAACGAAGAAGATAAACAAGAAATACCCCCTACAACCCCTAATAGGGATCGCCATTTAACATAAGAAATACCATATCGCAGTCACCGAATTTATGTCCGGGCATCATTATTGTTATGTCCGGTCATCGCTAGGAGCCTCATTATTTTTGCCGCCGGCGAAGAGGGCAGCATTGACCCGCTTACGCAGTGCATCGCCGTCAGGGTCGCAATACACATCCACTGGTTGTCCCTGGTACTGAATAACGGCATGACAAGCCGTCATAGGCTTCAAATCGACAAAGTATTGCGGCCACTCCTCGGCATAGATGGCTTGCTCGTCATCCCCCTTGCGCAGGGCAAAGCAATACTCGACGTTATAGACCTCTCGATCACTCTTGGTCAGAACATGGCAGTTGATAATCAACCGATACCCAGCAAACGGCCCTACAGAAAGAACCCCACCACCAGACGCAACAGGAACGCCGCTAGGACGTACATCAGGATTGGCCTGATCACCCACCGCAGCAGAAGCCGAAACAGCGGGAGAAGCGGTTTGAGGGGCATTGCGAGGAGGGTCAATATAGCGAGGCTTGATGAAGCCAAAGAAGAAACAGCCTCCCATAATCGCCAGAAAAAATAGAATTTTAGGATCTCGAAACAGCGAGCTACCCGCGATTGTATCCGAGACCTTACCGGTTGTAGTCGAGTCATAAAGTTTGAAAACATGTTTGGGCACCTTATTAAAGGGTTTTGCCTGGAGAACGTCATTAGCACTAGAGCCGGAGTTATCAGCAAGGTGAAGAACGGTCTTATAACGGCCACCAATACCCAGTAGCCCCATATTGGTATGACGAATGGCCGTTTCGGCAGCGGCCCGGATTACCTGGTGAACCTTTTTGATGTTCGGGGTCGTTAATACAAAGTCCCAGTTATGATGACGGTGCATATCAAAGGCCACGTCGATTGTTTCCGGTCTGCCATCAGCTTGAGCCGCAATAGTGCCGCCTGGATAATCAAGCCGGTCTAAATCGGTCTGCCGCCAGGAAGGCGGAAATACCCGTTGCACCTCATCGACCAGGAAGAATGCCCCTTTAGGTGCCCAGTGATAGAAGCGGGCCAAATGATCACGGCCCGTCTGGGATTCCGTCTCGACGTAAAGCACCTCAAAGCCATCAGGCACGGCCTTACCTAGCACCTCTCGGCAACGTTCAGCAGTGAAGCCACGCACGTTGGTGATGATGTAGCGGCCTTCCTTGATGGCAGGGATCACATCGGTATGGATCGCGCCTGAGGACTTATACGACCCAGGTGCCCCGTGGTGGATCTTGATAGACATACATCACCACCCCATCATATTAAGCAGAAAGCGGGTAACGAAAGCCTGGGTCATAATCGCCAACCCCTTATCCAATTGCACATATAATAAAATCCCCTTCATCATGGGTGGCAGGGAATTGAATGCGCTTGATATAAATTCACTGAATTGGATGTTAATCAGGATTTCCCTGGCAATGTCCCAAGAAAAAGAGAGCATGAACAGCTTAAACTCAAGCCATGAAACAGCCATCTTAACGGCAAACCAAGCGGCAAACTGCACCAAGAGCTGATATATATCTGAGAAGAAGTTATTAAAAAACTCACCCAACCATTCCATGACTATCTCCTAAAAATGATCATCAGCGCGACGATGTAAAACATAAACAAAAGCAAGGCGGCGAGCGTTCCCCAATAACCAGACGCATCAGGGCAAATGGAATACGTCTGACCATTGAAAGAGTACAGTTCAAAACACTTAGGAACCTCTGCGGTGCCAGAGAGGGAGTAATCGAATACCTTGGTTGCGTCTTCCTTTATTTCCTTGTACTTATCGGTAAGCTCTGCTTGCTTGTCTTTATATTCCTTCTCAACAGCAGCAATATCGAAATAGCAGTTAGTTCCCTGGCAAGTAGATTGATATTCTGACTTAGCCACTTCCAATGGGTTATTACTTGAACCTGGCATCTTTGAATAGTCAATATCATTCCCTTGACCCGTTCCACTGCCACCAGAAGAACCAGATTCAAGGATGTTTTTAATATCCATTAAATGACCATTAACGCCATTAGTGCCAAGCTGAGAAGTTATTGCAGCTAAATTTTGAGCGGAATTACTTGTAGAACGGTCAATATTTTGAATGCCACCAAAGTAATCTCTATCCATACGGCCAAACATTTCACCCAACTTTGAATCCCAATAGGGTTTACTCAGATCGCCATCACCAGAGCCCGTCGAATCCGCCGCGTCAGCCAATTTCTTTAAATGTACATTCGCAATTTCTAACTGAGGTTCAATACGAGATAAATAAAGATTAGTTCCTTCAATTCGACCGGATGTTTCCTTTATATAAGGCAGCACCTCATTAAGTCTATCATTAACGACAGACAATTCTAGTTGCGTCTTAAATGTACTGTCAGCAATATGATTGGAATAATCCTTCAAACCAGAAAGCATAGAATTAACACCCGCATACTGCTTACCTAAATTAGTGTTAATCTTTGAAAGGGTATAACCGACCGTCTGATAACCATAATGATTAAAATACTGCCAACCAGCAATATTACCGGCATCACCAGGAAGACTACCATCCCCGCCAGGACTGCCCCCAGTATCTCCGTCACCGTCACCGTCACCGCCCACAGAGCATTCAACGCCACTCGAATATATAGGCCCCATCGTACCCGTCGCAGGAGTCTCAACACAGACATCAGGGCACGCAACCTCACAGCCTCCCAGGGTAGAAGACTCCCATTTAACGCAATAAGGCAATGCCGTACCTATCGGCACATTTTGCAAATGGAGGCCAGCCGGACAGCTCGCAAACGCCCCCAGCGGCACCAGGAACAGCAAATAAAGGACTCTCACACGACCCCCATTAAAAAAGGCGACCGAAGCCGCCTTGTGTCATATCGAGAACGATGATCGATAGCCCTCGACAAAGAACAGAAACCAGAGTGTCCCAATGAGCAGGGACATTGGTCACACCTTGCGGAACAGGCTGATCAGCACACCGACACCGACGATCCCGGCGACAACCATCAGCACCAGGGGAGAGGTGGCATCCACATCGGCCTTGGCAGATTCCAGCGCCGCTTTGGCGGCATCCGCATTCGTACCCTCTGCGAACGCAGACGCTGACACAGAACCAGCTACAACGATGCAGCCATTACGGAACAGGGTATTGATCTTATTCATGCAACTATCCTCTTTTTGCACCTACGATGACACGGGCAATAGCGCCCAGTTTTAAACCTAAAGCCCAGATAATAATTCCAGAACCAAAGGCAAGGCTTACATCGGATATATCAAACTGAAACCAATTGGATATATCCGTTAATTTGGTGTGTTCCTGGAGCGTCAGAAGCACATATTGACAACTATCCGGTTGAGCGAGTTTGGTATATCCCTCAACGGTTATTTCTAAACAGAGCATGATATCACGCTCCCGTCGTCGGTCGCTGCGCGCCCTCGCTCCTCCTCCTTGAGCGCGGAGGGGTTAAAGGGGCTTCTTGCTGGCTTGGTACGCCACGACCACGTTGCGGGTCGGATTGCTGGGGTCGGCTTCCAGGACAAGATCCACGGCAACCAATTTAGGGCAGTCAGACAGCTCCTTAATGGTGGCGGCATCATTGCGCAGGGCCAACTGGCGAACCTCATAACCCCAGGAGGTGATATTACACTCAGGCTTGCTGACGTTATTTGCCGGAGCCAGATATTCGACCTGGGCAAAGTCATAAGGAACAGGCGAGCCAGATTTACGGGAAACGCCATAACCGTGAGTCACGCGAGTGACCAGAACACCGGACAGAATAGACATGTTATTACCTCGTTGAAGAACCTTATTTAGGTCGAAAATAGTGGCAACTCGTCCAAATCGGGAGGGAGCGGCATTGATAACCGCGCAGGAATATCATCTTTCCCTAAATGCGCTGTTAATTGGTTAACAATCTTCTCAGGGGACAGCCCCTCAACACTTGCTAACCAATTGACAAGGCGACCCGCCATCTTGGACATATTAAAAACGGCGTTATCCCTGGACGTTTTGAACTTATTTTTAAATGTGGTCACACGGACGGGCGTTATATCCCCTTCCTGGACAACGGCCAGCCATTTAGCAAACTGCGGATACATGCCCGCAAAATAGGGGTCTGGGTTTACCAGGACATCGAGCGGGATAACACGGTCTTTATTGTGTAATTCGCCCTCAGCGCGAACCCAGTGCGGGTGCTCGGCTGATTGCATCTGTTTACCCTTCTCATATATGCGGCAGCACTTGCCATTGATGCGGCTACCCACATATAAGCTGCACCCCTTGCTGGGCACCATGCCAAACCGCTTGGCGATACCCTTGGCAATCTCAGCAATGACGAACTCACCGGATTCTATCTTCATCCAGGACGGCGCTCGGCCCCGCTGCGGATGGAACTCGCCAGCCTCAGCGCCCGCAATCGCGCCCTGGTAAGTGATGTGTTCGCCGCTGTAATCATCCAGGGCCAGATCCACCCGAGTGATGCGCACCCCAGGAACGTGAGAGATAACATTGTGCAGAGCTTGGAAATCCAAGGCCGCACAACCCACCCCAGAGAAACTGACCATGCAACCATGGTTTGCCGCACCCCAGGCGAGCAGACCACAGGGGAGGCCATCACACAGCAAGTCTGCGGAATGGGAATAGCCGTGCAGACCAGAGCGACGAGCGCGCATGGTGAAACGAGGCGCAGGGATAGGGACGCCGATCTTCTGATTCAGCTCATGCAGCCACAGCTCTAACTCAGCGCAGCAGAGCGCATCCAGGAACTGGACGCCGTAGCTGTCGATCATGTCGTTGTAGGCTTCCCAATACTTGGCACCTGGCACCACCTCAAACTCGGAGAAGTTGAGCAGGGCAGAGCAGACCGCTTTGAGTTCCTTGCGCATGTCAGCCCGGGAGGTGTAACCGGAGCTAAGCGCCGTTTCCATCATCTGTGTCATGGACGGCGTGCACACAGGGGAGGGGGCCTTGATAGGTTGTGGCATAGCCGCGACCTTTTCGCAGAGTCGGGCGGTGACCTTGTCAAAGTGGGTGAGGGGATTGAACCCTGCCGGACGCTTCCACAGATAGCGCAGGCCCTCAACCGGCTTGGCAGAGAACGCCGCCTGGATAGTCTTGTTGTTCGTCTCGAAGCGAGGGATCGCCTTGAGCAGCGCACCTTGCTTGGCAAGGTCGGTCATCCGGCGCAATTCATCTGGTGCCCAGGTAAAGGACAGATAGTCGATCAGGGTCTTGTTGCCGATAACCCCATTTATCGGCATTACCGATTTATGACCAGTCATCGAAAAACACTCCCTGATCATAGAAGTCTTGCCATGTGTCCTCAGTCACCTCAACCAGCTCAAAGGCGGTATCGGGGTACGTCATTGACAGATAGATGCGCATCTCATGCAGATCGCGGAACATCTCGACCTGGCCCGCCACACATGCGGAAATGTCGCCGGTTGGCTCATCCTGCCAATAGACCTTGCGCTCATTGAGTGCAGGCAGATCGCTGTGTTGTGGGCTAGAGTGGGTCATGTGTAAGTCAGATTTATTATGAATTGACTGAATTGAATCAGAACTATATCTAACTAACAACGGGTGACTTTTAGTGCTATTCGGTGTGTTATATGCCCACGAGAAAAAGTGAGGAGGCAGTCAAATGGACTCAAAAGCACTGATTCAGGCCTACATGAGGGCCAAAAAGCTCAACCAATATCAGGAAGTCGCCGCAGAGCTAGGTTTTACCAAGTCGCACATCTCAAGTCTGACGACTGGCAAGGTGCAACTCACTGATGCCACTGCAAAAAAGATTGCCAAGGAAATCGGCCTCGACGTGCAAGAGGTGCTGTTAAGTCTTGCCGCTGTTAGAGCCACCGATCCCGAACTCAAACAGGCTTGGTACGACATCCTGGCAAAGTACACAAAGGGAACAGGCACAGCGGTAGCCCTTGCCATAGCTGTGTTTGCAGCCCCCCTGAACGGGCCTAACCTAACTGCGCATAATGTATATTATGTTAAATCACATATTCCATTTCCTGTTACGTATATCTGA